GAATCTAAACGACCAAATTGGTGGGCAACTGAACCCAACGTGGGTAGAGTGGCTCATGGGGTGGCCGCTAGGGTGGACAGACTTAAAGCCATTGGAAACGGACAAGTCCCATTGTGTGCCGCAACAGCCTGGAGACTCTTAAATGCTCCGTGACTACCAAACCCGCACCATCGACCAGCTTTACGCATGGTTCGAGGCAGGCAACCAAGGCAACCCCTGCCTAGTCCTGCCCACCGGCTCCGGCAAGAGCCACATTGTTGCCGCATTGTGCAAGGATGCCCTTCAAAATTGGCCTGAGACTCGCATTTTGATGCTTACCCATGTGCGCGAACTTATTGAGCAGAACGCTGACAAGATGCGCCAGCATTGGCCCAATGCACCGCTTGGCATTTACAGTGCTGGGTTACGCCAGAAAGAACTTGGCGAACCTATCACTTTTGCAGGCATACAGTCTGTTAGGAGCAAGGCCAAGGAAATAGGGCACGTTGACTTAGTAATCATTGACGAGTGCCATCTGGTTTCGCACAAGGACGAAGGTGGCTATCGGACATTACTATCAGACCTCTATCAGAGAAACCAGAACGTCAGGGTGATAGGTTTGACCGCCACACCGTATCGCTTGGGGCATGGCTACATCACCGATGCGCCTGCCATCTTCAGTGCCCTGATCGAACCCACCAGCATTGAGGAACTTATCCACAAGGGCTATCTGTCCACCCTGCGGTCTAAACTGACCCGCACCAAACTGGAGGTTGACGGGGTGCATAAGCGTGGGGGCGAGTACATTGAGAGTGAACTGCAAGCTGCGGTGGACACCAAGGACAAAAACGTCAAGGTAGTGCGGGAGATTATCAAGCTGGGGGCCGAGCGTCAATCCTGGCTGATTTTCTGTGCCGGGGTTGCCCATGCCCACCATGTCCGTGAGGCACTGACAGAACAGGGCATTGTTGCCGAGTGCGTGACCGGCGAGACACCGAGCGCCGAGCGCGACAAGATGTTGAGCGACTTCAAGCGGGGGCGCATCAGAGCGTTGACCAATGCCAATGTACTGACAACCGGATTTGACGCGCCTGGGATTGATTTAATAGCCATGCTACGCCCAACTATGAGTCCTGGGCTATATGTCCAGATGGCAGGGCGCGGCTTACGCATTGCCGAGGGCAAGACTGACTGTCTGGTGCTGGACTTTGCAGGCGTAGTCGAGCAACATGGCCCCATCACTGCCGTGAACCCGCCACCTAAAAAGGGCGACAAGATAGGTGAAGCGCCCGTAAAGGTCTGCGATAACTGCCAAGAGATATGCGGCTTGAGCGCCCGAGTCTGTCCGGCCTGCGGGACACCATTCCCCGAACCAGTGCGCCCAACCCTTAAATTGTCCAATCTGGACATTATGGGCAATGAGGGCATTGACATGGACGTTACCGCCTGGACATGGCGCAAGCACATCAGCCGAGCGAGTGGCAAGGAAATGCTCTCCCTGACCTACTACGGGGGTCTGTCCGACCTGCCAGTGACCGAATATCTGGCAGTGACGCACGATGGCTATGCCGGGGAAAAGAGCAGGCGGCTACTGGCTGATATATCGCACCAAGCCAGTGTTGACCTAAATTATGGGGCCACCGACCTGCACCAAATGGCCCAGCAACTCACCGAGGGACTGCCACCAGCGCGGATTGAATTCAAGCGAGAGGGCAAGTTTTTTTCAATAGTTAGGAGAATGTGGACATGAGACACCCCGAACCCCAAATAGTTACCTTGTACCGCAACACCCTCAAAGCCGAGCCGCCGAGGGTATGCCATACCTGCGACCATTACCGCCCGGATGGGGTTTGCGCCGAGTACAACGACACTCCACCACCAGAATTCGCATCCGAGCCTGGGGGTTGCGCCTTGTGGGAGTGGGAGGTTCCCTTTTGAATTCTGAACATTTAGAGCAGGTACGCCTGGTTAGCTGGTTCCGGCGCAACTATCCTGGCGTGAGGGTCTTTGCAATACCGAACGGGGGCCATCGTGGGGCTTCTCAGGGGGCTGCGTTGAAGGCAGAAGGGGTACAGGCAGGCGTACCGGATTTATTTGTCCCTGAGTGGCTTTTGTGGCTTGAAATGAAACGTGAGGCCGGGGGCATTGTCTCACCAGTACAAAGGGATTGGATAGCCTATCTGGAGAGCATAGGCCACAGGGTCATCGTAGGACGGGGTTTCGAGGATGCCAAGCGGCAAATTGAGAGCGTAAAAAAGCCCACCGAGTACAAGGTGGGCATTAGGTTGGAATAGGGTTACAGGTTTAAAAGCACTGCCACCAGTGTAGCAAGCAGGGCTGCGAGTAGGATCAATTTGACCACCAATTGACAAGAGCCAAAGCCAAGCAGGTAGCTATGCACAGGGCTAGTAGATAGTCCCATATTGTTTCTTTCATTGGGTTGCCTTTTTTATTGCGTTGTTCAACACCTGATATGTTCCAATTGCCTCATAGCATTGAGGGTAATTGTCAAACAGACTTAAAGCCTCAATGCAAGCCTCAAGCAGATCAGGCGCTGCCGCAATCAGTTGGGCGTCAGAAGAATTCACAGATTGCACGTCCCCAATAACGCCTTTTGTGCTTTGCTGGACAATGTGCCAATAGCCTGGTTCGCCATTAATTGTGTCAATTACCTCAGTTTTCCAAGGGCTTGGCGTGTAGTTTTTCATTCTCCCATCCCCTTGCAAACAGGGCATACACTGCCATCGTGCTGACCCTCACCAGAACCAGAGCAGGCAGGGCATATGCCTGGATCGTCATTGTCTAAAATTTCTTTGATGTTGAATTGACTTTCCACCTGCCCAAGCACTTGGCAGGCATCGGCATGATCGACATATCCTGCCTCTTGACAAAATTCGTCCAGAACATCATTTAGCGATTCAGCCTCAGAATCAAAATATTCTGATACGCCGTTGTCCTGCCATATTTCATATGTTGCCATGTTGATTCTCCAGTTAGTTAAAATTACTTACTAAATTAAACCTTTTTACACTTAACTTTGATTTTATACTTTTAATAATGCTTATTTTATTTGTAGGTGATGCCCAAGATTCAACCCTATTTATTTGATAACCACCATCGTTATCTGATCCAACGAAACCATAACCTACTAATGCGCCATCTTTATCAATTACACCGATTTTCAAATAATCATCATGTTTTTGAATTTCAAGTTTCATTATTGATTCTCCAATAATTAATTAATCTGGTGTTGTATCATTTGAACCCAAGTATTCGGGTTCACGGTAAACTGGCATATTAACCCGAGCATAATCCCCATCTTTGAAACCTTCCGAATAATTGGGATTATTTGGGTGTTTATTAACCCCAATACCGCCGTTATCGTTATAGCCATGCCAATATCCTATCTTATAGTCTGTCATTTTCTATTCTCCAATAGTTGTTAGTCTGCACAATGCAAACCCTTATGCCCTACACGTAGAGCATAAAGGGTGCATTAGGCAAGCTTGATTCTAATAATCTTACCTATTTTCTTGCCATGTGCCGGATATGCGATAACTGGCACGGATTTATCGTAGCAAGCACGGCATCCTGAACATTTACCCTCATGCTCATATGCGCGACACAGGGTAACCATGTCAGGATTAACCCGAGAATCAGGCACAATCACTGAACCATGCAAACCAGATATAAATTCCCCAACAATCGAATCAGACGATGGACGAACCATTACATTGTCAAGCTGAGACATGGCACGCAGTACTAACGCGAATTTGGGGAATTTATGCATTCTGGTTGGTAACCAGTGTTTGCACCATGGGGTACGCTGCATAACTTCTAGCATCTTTTCTGCCAACCCGAGCGAATACATATCTCCAGAATCAAACCACCTAAAATATCGATCCCGCTCCAATTCTGCGACCATGTCATCAACCCATTCCATCCGCTGCCAATCGGTGCGATTGAATTCCCTAGGTGCTTTTACGTTAGCGAATACATAATTGCCCGTGGTGGCATAGCATCCTTTGCAGGCATCCACCAAGACACCGGGGCTTTCAATGCTACCTGGGCAAGTGTCTAGTGCTTGCAGTGACCAGTTGCGGATCCCGTCCAGCTTGCTGGTAACGCTGATTTTTACTGCCATTGCTATCTTGTTGTGCTTCATGGGTTTCCTTAGTTGGTTGGTTTTATTAGGATTGATCGAATTTGTCAGCTAGCATCATGTCTAGTGGCATGGGAGGCAGGTTACGATGCGCCAATGTTGCGGCATCAATTGCTGATGTTTCGTCATGGGCTTGACCATTGGCGCGCAAAATGTCGTCAATGATCAATTCCCAATAGTGATGCGGTGCAACAAAAATCTG